ATCTTGAATGCCATCTGGTTGAAAGTAACGCCAGCACCAAGATCTTCAGCGTTTGCCGTGGTTAGGCCTGTACCGAATGTCTTAGTAGCAAGGTTGCTACCATCTAGACCGGTCTGGTGGGTACCAGTGCCGCCGAAGCCGGTGTCAGCTTCGTTGAATAGCGCTTCTGCACCTGACTGGCTGGTATAGAGGCTCTTCAATGCGAAGATCAAGCCTGTAGGCTGAGTCATTGGCTGAACGCCAGCGATGTCATATGCGATTAGCTGAGGAGCTGCACGACGAACTAGGCTGATTAGGACTGGATCATAGCCTTGAACGGTGTTGCTACCAGCACCGGCGCCACCTAGGGCAAGACCAAGGCCGCCTGAGTTGCTAGGAGCTGTTTCGTAGAGAGCCTCGGCGCTCTTGGCTAGTTCACGCTCTTGGTTCTCTAGGAGAACGGCGGTAACTTCACGACGATAAGCGTCTTTAATCTCAGGACCGTGTTCTAGGACAGGGGCCCACTTCTTAAGTAGTTCTTGACGGGTTTGCATTTTATTTCCTTTGTGTTAATGGGATTACTTCATGTTGCTCAGTGTGCGTAGGTAGTGTGCCATCTGAGGGGTGTGAACCACCTCTTCTGTCAGAGCGACCGGCGCGTCTGTTACGACTGATTGCACCGTAGGTGCGGTTTGCTTCTTACCAAAATAATTCTCTTTAATGGTCTGAAGTTTTGCCTTGAATGTCTCGGCATCATCATATGCCAACTCTTCAGCTAGAGACTTAAACTTCTCTGCTTCGGTGTCAGCCATTCCTACAGCGAACTCATCGATAGAGGCTGTACGCTTCATCTCGTTGAGTTGCTTCGATAGTGCAACGTTCGCTGCGAGTTGCTCGTCCAACTTAGCCGCAACGGCTTCAGTCTTTAGTTGCATCTCACCTAGGACGTCAAACTTCTCTTCTGGTACTTCAATATAGTGCTGCTCAAACACACCTTTCATGCTTGAAACAAAACTCTCAAGGATTTCATTCTTCATACCACTCTCAAGGGCAAGCTCATTATCTGTCATCCACTGCTCAACTACGTAGTTGAGGTATCCATCAACTTTTTCAACAAGACCCTCTTTGATTGACTCAACTTGTTCATCAAGCTGAGCGTCAAACTCTTCCGCGAGACGAGCAATTTCGCTCTTAACGCGTGTTACTACGGCTGCCTCAAAGATCGTGGCGGCCTTAGTCTTAAACTCTTCGCTGAGTTCTTCACCATTGGTGAGAGCCGCGATGTCTTCCGACATGTCGACTGTGTACTCTGCTTCTTCTTTCTTTAGACGACCGCCAGCTTCGGCGCTCTTCAACATGTCAATGCGATCCTTATAACCAGCGATGCCAGGCTTCATATCCTTAGCTGCCTTCTTCTCGCCTGCAGTAGGATTCTTAACGTGCTTCATGGTGGTGTCTGCTTGATGACTGCCTTCATCAATCGTCTCTTCAGAGACAACATCCTCTTCAGCGACTTGTTCGACTTCTAGCTTGTTTGCTTCTTCGAGAAGATCAGCGATCTTTTGTTCGATAGACATTGTTAGTTCTCCTATTTCTAGATGATTTATTTATTTATTACTTTAGATGTTTCAGAAAACTCTGAAATGCCGTGATCGAAGCTTCAGTCAATCGCTTCTTTGGAGTGTTACTAATAAACTCCTTAGTACGATCTATCTGCCTCTGTTCAAACTTTCCATCGACGAAGACCCAGTCAACTGACTCCATGATGCCCTTCACGAAGGCATCAGGTGCGGACGGATCCGCAACGATGTCTGCCGCCGTCGAGAGCATGAAGTCGTCTTGAACGACCTGCACACCCTCTTTATTCATGCGAAGGGTTCCCAGCGCGCGACTAGACACGCCAAGGTTCGCACCACCCTCGAGTAGACCGCGAGCGATCTTACCCATTGGTGTCTCAAGGATCTTAGCCTTACCGATCCAGTTTGTTCCCTCTTTTCTAAGTCCCGTAATCATGTGTGACACACGATCTAGATTGATTGAAGGACTATCAGGATGGCCTAGTTCACCATACGCACGATTCTTTTCAACGTACTCCTTGACATAACGATTGACTTCATTGTCCATCGTGTTCTCAGGGTACATGCGACCGTTTTTATTCTTAAGATTAGACTGGAGAAACACACCTTCGATGTAGTACTGCTTCTCCTTGGTGTCCTTAACAGCTTCGGTGATACACTTCACCGACTCTACGTACTCTTTAATGAGTTTCATACATTAGCTCCCGACTGCAGTTGTGTTGTCGTAGACGCTGTATTCAGCAGTCTCGATCTTATTAGACCAACCACCAGTCAACTTACGAAGCACGATGTATACTTGCATAGTGCCTACACTAGTAACGACGATGTCAGAACTATTGTTGATGTTGTCAGTGAATTCTTGGTCAACGAATAGAAACTCACCCGAGGAGTCAGCTGATAGGTTCATGATGACTACACCGCCACGCGTGATTGTCGCTGTTGCTGCAGCAGTGCCAGTCCAGAACACACTCACAATGTTAGCACGAGGGGTACCACCTGAGGTCAACGCCTGGTTTGATGGTAGACAGTCTGTAGCCATCGTGATGGTTTCATTCAGCGTAGTGCCATACAACTTAAAGGCTGCCTTGTTATCAGTTAATTTTAACACTGCTTTTGTCATCTTATTCCCCGAGTTTTCTAACTACGTGCATGAAGTTTTCCTTCGACACGCGCATGTACTTCACTATTGAGTATTTATCCTCAAGGAGTGTCGTTAACATTGACTGTGTTTGTTCGCTTATAGCAACGGTGTTACCATCATCAAGTGTATACTCAGTCTTTTCAGCAAAGTTTGAAGACATGCGTCTACGAACTTCGGTGATTACTGGATCTAACGAGAACTCACGTGTGTTCAACTGTCGCTTATACGACTCTAACATGGTGTCAGTTATCTTTACATCTAGCGTAGAAGATATGATCGACACGAGCTTCTCGTCAGACACCGTGTAGTGATCTTCAAGAAGTTGGTTTGAAGCAATGCTCATCTCAGCCTGACTGCGTGCTTCTTTTAAGTCTGCATAAGTTCCAATCAGTTCATTATCGATCGTCACGTCGAGTGCATTGGACACCCGTACATGTGACCCACGATAAATGAAACTATCGAGCAGGCCTGCGCCTTCTCGTAGATTCTTTCTGAACTGACCGAAATACAGACCCATAGTTTACTCTGCTGCCTCTTCTTCAGGCTTATTAAACATCGTCTGTGCTACTTGAACTCGATAGTCGTCCATCGCACCTGACATCTTCTCAGAGATGGCGGCATTAAAACTATCTTCAATCGCTAGAGAGTCTCCAGCGATCAGTGCGTCTACTAAGTCTCGTGTGCTCATTTTGTTCCCTGTGTAGTATCGGGCGGGGCGTCTGGATCGATACCCTGCATCACTTGTTGGTGAGCCATGATGGCTTCACGATTATTTTCCATCTCGCTATCAATCTCTTTGATGTCATCATCTGTCTGCTTGAGGATGTTCTTGCGTACCCACTCAATGGAGTAGTACTTACCAACAAAGGGATCTATCGTCTGAAGAATGTTCATACGCCCTTGGATGATCTCGTTGTCCTTGAGTTCCGCGAAGTTGTTGTCCTTCATGTAGTCAAGACGGATGCCAGCCCTTATCTCATCCCACTCATCAGGGTTAATGATACCCTTCAACACCAACTGCATGCGCATAGCGTCTAGGAATAGGTTAGAGAACTTCTTACGAATGCGCTGAACGAACTTGTTGAACTTGATCTCATCACGAGTGATCTCTGAAGACCTACCAATGTTGAAGCCGCCGTCACCCTTGAGTCGACTCATAGGCACGTTAAGTGCTTGGAACAACTTGTTCTGGAAGAACTGGATGTCCTCGATCTGACCTAGCGTTTGTCCACCTGGTAGAGTGGTGATCTCTGTACCCTTGCCGCCTTCGCGGCGCGGCATCCAGAAGTCTTCCATCAGAGACATGTGCTTACGATCATCACGAACTTCGCCCGTAGTGGCGTCGTATACCACTTTGTTACGGAACTTATTCATCATGTCGTTAACGTACTGCTCAGCCTTAAGCTTAGGTAGGTTACCAACGTCAATGTAGAAGATCCTGCGTTCAGGGGCGCGTGAGATGCGATAGATGACTAGGGAGTCTTCCATCATCTTAAGTTGGTTGACGATCTTGATTGCCTTATGTAGGTACGACATCATCAAGCCAGAGTTCGCGTCGGCTAGACCCGAAGGCGTGTAGATCACTGAGTCTAACGGGAGCCTGACGCCCTGAACTGTAGCTTCGGTAATACCCTTGTCGTTATAGAGGTAGTACTCTTCAACTGACTGGATGACCTCAACACCATTAGCGTTCTTAGTTTTCTTGACGTTCTTGATCTTACGAATCTTACGGGGGTCGATAGGCCTTAGCTCGACGATGCCGTTCTTGGGATTCTTCTCGTCAACCAGCACCTGATAGTAAATGCGGCCATCAACGTACCACGTACGGAACATCTCGTGCCCGCGTTGATCAAACTTTAACAAGTTTAAGACGTTCTCAAACTCGTCTGTGATCTTCTTCTTGATACTAGGTGAGACTTTTAGGTCGTCCATGTTCAAGGTGATAGTCTTTTCATCTTCTTCTGTAACGATTGCTTCATTACAGATGTCATCTATCGCTGCATCACAGTCGCAGTAGAGCGCGATCTCCCGATACCTACGGATCAGATCGTTCTCGTTCTTTATGTGGGCCTCAAGTTCTAGAACCTGGGCGTAGTATCCCGCTGTAGCGGAGGAAACAACAGTCGCGCCGTCATCACTGATTGGCGCGACTACTGAAACCGGGGGTAGTTCCTTCTTGTTAGATAGGAACTCTATCCCGAATATCTTCATAATATAGTTCTCTCGTTTCTATAGTATTAGATAGGACCGCCACCAACGGCGCTGCTCGTAGGAACAACAAAGCCAGTAGAGGTATCAGAGGTCCAGAAGTTGTAGAGGAACGTCACGTTGAACGTCTCGATCGCATTACCTTGGTCGTAGCCTAGAGCAATGTCACCGACTTCAGTTGGGAAAGCGTCAATGAAATAGTAGTTCTTGATGACTGCACCATTACGATCTAACTGTTGAACTTGTAGGTCAACTTGATAGTCTAGTGGATTAGTGACACCAGTCGTTGCATCGACGTTCTGGATGCCATCAGACCAGGTCTCAAGCGCGTTACGAATTTGGAAGTTGGTATCGTTATAGATCGACACTGTCCAAGGTTGGAACGTACGCTCACC